CCACTCGTCGAGGGTTGCAGCTTCCCAGATTGGGTAGAAGTGAAGACCGATTGCGTTGCTTGACGGGACAATCGCTCCCGATATGATGTTGTTTCCATAGAGTAGAGATCCAGCTACAGGCTCTCTTATTCCATCTATGTCAACTGGTGGTGCAGCTATGAAAGCTATGATAAATGCTGTTGCAGCGGTTAATAGTGCAGGGATCATGAGAACACCAAACCACCCCAAGTAGAGGCGGTTGTTTGTGCTCGTAACCCAGTCACAGAAACGCTGCCAGTTGTCAAATGGTTTTGTTAGTGTGGCTGTAGTCATTTATAAAAGGTTAAAAAATACCAGGAACTATTTGTCCTGTGAATAAATAAGTTGCGGCAATAATCCAAAAGGCGAGCATGGCAAACCTGCCATTAGCTCTCTGCCATATAGCTATATTGCTCACTAGAAAACACCAGGGATAATCTGTCCTGTTGTTACATAGGCTCCGAGAGCAGCTATAATACCGATCATTGCTAGCTGACCGTTTGTTCTTTCAGCTTGCTCCATGAGGAAGTTTTCTTCGTTGTTGTTCATAAGTCTTGGTGGTGTTTCTTTTGCGAAAATGTTTTGTTTACCGTATTCGGTTATAACTGTCATTGATTTAAGAGATAGGTGAATGGCGAGGATGATCGGTCAGGTCGCCATGTCTATCTACTTCTTAGGTGGTCTACCTTTCTTCGTACCGTAAGTTCCTTTTCCTTTTGGCATGTTAAAAATTAATGTTTGAACGTTCTAGTTTCTCTAATATGTCCTGACGATAACTAGGGTCTTCGTCATACTTTGGATCTTCCATGGCTCTTACCATTTCAGCTTGACTCTTAAAGACATCACCTTTAGGACTTGGTGGTTTACCTGTTACAAGTTTTCCATCAACTCCAGTAGCATCGTTATATCTAGCAACTAAGCTTTGAACAGCAAAGAAACAAGAGGCAGGATCACCACGATCAATAACATAATCAAACATTTTTATCTCATTCTCTGAGACGTTACCCTCAGCCCAGTCCATAACTTTTTTATAAGAGTCACCTGGACCTGCTATAGCTTTAAGTTGATCAACTGTTTGTTCTGTTAAAGGTTTAGGTGCATTCTTTGCAGCTTCATTTCTGAACTCCATATACATCTTGGCTAATTCACCAGGACGTTTTTCAGCTAGTTCTTTCAAGGTTTCTTCTTGGAAGCCACCTTCTCGTTGGTCCCAAAGTTTATCAAGAATGTTTTGATCTACTACTTCTTCTTCTTTAGTCTCCTCTGCTTTATCAGTTGATTCCTCAGCTTTAGGCTCCTCTTTCTCAGGGGAACCTAGCTTCTTTTCTAGCTCAACATAAGCCTTCTCTAATTCTTGAGCGTCTTTATATTTACCAGCAAGTAATGATTCCTGCTGTTGCTCCATCTCCTCCCCAACTTGTAGGGATTCCTTCTCACTTTCGTTTAAGTTTTCTTCTGTGGTTACTGTATCAGTACCAGCATCATATGTTAATGTCTCTGCCATAGGGTGTTATTCGGGTTGCATCTCTGCAGCTAGTGCAGGGTTTTTAGTGGGGTCAGCCATAGGTGATTTCAATGCTTGTACATCTAGTTGTTTGTTCTGCATATCCATCTGTGCTTGTTGTGCAGCTTGTCTTTCTTGTTGGATCTCTTGCATACTTCTAACTAGATTCAATACATCAATACCTTGTGCAGCTGCTAATCGTTTGATCACCTCCTCTTGGTTAATAAAAGTACCAATAGCTTCTGGACCCATAGACTGTGCAATGGTCATTAGGAATGCTTGTAAGCTTTCTCTATCTTGACCTCTACCTAGTGCGTTAATTCCAGCAACGATTGTAGGTTTAACTAAATCTTTAGGTACACGTGGTATCTTTCCTAACTTCTGAAAGACATTCATTTTTCTATTGAGGTATGGCACTAGGAACTCAACAGTAAGTAATGAGAATAAACCTCCTAACTGTTGTTCTAATTCCATCTGTGTCATCCTGACTTCCTCAGCTGTAGTTCTCTCAGAGTCTCTGACATTCATAATTAAGAATGCTTCAGATAGTCTTCGCTCTAACTGAGTAGCAAGTTCAAATGCAGTTCTAAAGTCTGCAGTCTTACCAACCTGAACAACTCCTATGTCATCAGGTCTACCTTGTACAATTGCTCCATTGCCAGCGTTTGCAAGGGTTTGTGGTTTCGTAGTAGAGGATGGTGAAATCGTGAATACAACCTTAGCTGCAGCCGCGCTACCTTCTACTAATGCTTGGGATAATGCCTCAAGTGATTTGAGATCCCCTAAAAATTCTTCTACTCTTCCGCGTCCGTAGACCTCGCCGTCAACAGTGTTGAACCTCAATGGTATCCATGGAGTTACATCAACTGGAGACTTGCCTCTGGAAGATTCAATTACATAATCATATACTTCTTGATGCCAAACAAATCTATTGTTCTCGCGTCTGACATGTGTATAGATATCGCACTCCTCTTTGTCTGGGGATGTAGTTTCATCAACTACACTCTCCTCAGCTTTCTTCATTAAGATTTCAGGAGGGACATCATTTTCTATTAGCTGATGGTTAACTCTTTCTCTTGTGACGATTTCAATCACGTTGCCGTTGCCATCACGTTCGACTACATAGCGATTGAGAGGATACATTTTTAACCCTTCCCTACCCATCAAGATCAATACATTACCTGCGACAATCAAGTGCTTTAATGCTTGATGTACGACCACGCGGTCACTTGAGGCAGCGATTGATTCGAGTATGGTTCTCTCAATTTTTGCAAAGGAAAGATCTAATTCAGATCTAGCCTCTGGAGGGAAACCTCCTTGCTCTAGTACTGAATCATCTAATTGAAGTTTAAAGAAACTTGTCTGTGGAGGTAGTAGTGCAAGCATCAGCTTTGATGCAAGAGTCACAACTCCTTTTGCTCCGACGGACTGCCATGGTGTAGGCAGATTCTTAGCACCTCTATAGTTTTCTTCTTCTCCCCTGACTAATTGAGGTAGTGTTAATTTTGTAGCTTCTTGCGCTGTATTTAAGAACTGGGAACGATCACTGGATAAAGCGTCATATCTAGTTTTAGCTGTCATTGTTATAAGTTAAGAGTTTGGATCCTCATTGCTCTATTCATTTGTCCTGTACCTTTGGATGTTCTACCTGATGTAAATGCTTTAGACCTTCTCATCTTGATACCAGCTGCACTGTCACCAAGCATTCTGTAGTTCATATTCTTTGAGATATTTGTTAGACGTTCATTAAGATTTTCAGCAGTCGCCTGTATTTTATTCTGCAGACCAGCCTCTTGCTTTTGAAGTCTATTACCCCAATCAGTTTGTAGCTCACCAATAGCTTGTGCTCTTGTCTTGTAGACATCAGCAAACTTAGCCTTCTGTTCTTCAGAGTAGTTAGTTAATTTACTATTAACATCTGTAGATAAGTTGGCAAAGTTATTCTGTTGGGTTGCCATGTTTGCTGCCATCTTTGCATCAAATGCTTTCTTTTGATTAGCTAAGTTAGTAGCAGCTGTTTGGTTAGCAGTATTTAATTGACCTTGTAGATTAGATAAGTTATCAGCAGCTGTTTGGTTAGCAGTATCAAATTGACCTTCTAATTGAGATAGTTGCTGTATAGCTTCATTATAATCTGTTTGTATAGAAGAGAACTGTTTTGCTGTATCTGCAGTTAAGTCTGTCTGTAACGCATCAAGCTTTTCTTGGAAGTCACCACTTAAATCAGTAACGTCTAATTGAGTACCAGTTATGTCAGTAGTAAGAGTGTTTAACTTACTAGTCAAGCTTGCAATGTTAGAACTGAATGTACTATCAAGATTAGTTAACTGTGCAGCATAACCTTCTTCAGCTAAGACCTTCTTTATTTGAGCTAAATTCTTATCTCCAGTGTTATCAAGTTGAGTTTGTAATCCAGAGAACTTACCTTGTAGTGCTGCTAGGTTTCCTTCTACATCACTTATATCATCCTGTACACCAGTTAAATCTAATGACTTAATTTTATCGGAATTACCTTCAAGCGTAGCCGTTAAAGCTTTAATAGCTTCGTTGTTAGTTTGAGCAAGTGTACCAGCTGCCATGTTTAGTGAATCATCTAGCAAGTTATCATCATCTAAACCTTCTCCACCAGTATCGGTATCAAGTCTACCTAATACAGTATCGACGATAGTATCAATATCAAAACCACCATTTTCATTTACTGCATCAGTGATAGTTGTATCGATATCTGTAAGAGTATCAT